GCCGGATAACCACCGCCGCCTCCACCGCCGCCAGTATTAGCTGTTCCAGCGCCTCCACCTACTGTGGGTGCGTTTAATTTTCCTCCAGCGCCACCACCACCAGAACCAGCAGCTCCTCCACTAGGACCGCCTGCACCACCTCCACCACCAGCTCTTGTTGTACAATCTCCTGGCCATGCACTTGAGCCAGCTCCACCAGCTCCACCTTGCATACAAGTTCCAGGAGAAGGAGTAGCAGGAACAAAAGCGGCGTTACCACCAGCTCCGCCTCCACCACCTGTACCCGTATTATCTCCAGTTGTGCCTTCAGCACCATCATTTCCTTGAGACATAAATAAAGCCGGAGTGTTTCCACTTCCAGCAGGTTCTGGATTAGCAGGGGAATTATAATTAGATCCTCCACCTGATCCTCCATCTTGTGAGCCTACGGGATCAGTACCGGCAGATTTTGCTCGGCCTCCACCATAAGCTGTTATTGTTTGAATATCGGGACCACTAAATGTTGTATTTCCACCTGGAGCTTGAGCATTAGGAGGAGATCCTCCAGGAGCTCCATAAGTTCCACCAGCTCCAATTACAGCCGTGTAAACAGTTTCAGGACTTAATTCTAAATTTGTATTAAATTGATAACCACCAGCACCACCACCTGCGTAACCTCCACCACCTCCACCAGCAATTGTTAAAATATTGATACCAAAAGCGTTAGCAAAACTCCAATTACCATTTAAAGATTCTGTATATTGATCTTCCATACTCCACATACCAGAAGCACCGGTGCCAGGAGCACTACATGCTTCTTTTACAAATACGACACCACTTCCACCTTTACCAGAAAAACCACCAGGACCAGGTCCACCTGATCCGCCTCCACCTCCACCACTATTTGCTTTAGCTACAGCGCAAGCAGGGGCTCCAGGATGACATGCATTTCTCATTCCTTTTCCACCACCATAACATCCACCAGGACTTGCAGTAGGAGAACTATATGAACCAGCACCGCCACCGCCGGCCATTGTTCCAGGGAAAGCTCCATCGGCACCACCGTGAGTTACTGTGAAAAGAGGAGAAGTACATTTACCCACTCCTCCAGTACCACCGGGAGTTCCACCAGGTCCACCACCTACAGTTCCGGCAGCTCCAGCACCACCACCGCCTCCACCTAAATTGCAATTACTACAGCTCGGGGCTGTACTAGGGCTAGCTCCAGCTCCTCCACCATAACCTTGACAGGCTGTACCACAACCACCAGCACCCCCTGCTCTATCGTGGCCTGAACCTCCACCACCTGAGCCACCGGGAGCTCCAGCTTGAACTCCACCACCAGGTACACCAGCACCTCCACCGCCACCACCTGTGGCAGTTTGAGTTCCGGGTCCTGTTACTAAACTTGAATTTGCTCCAGAGGCACCTTTAGCAGGACTAGAAACACCTGCTCCTCCGGCTCCGATAGTTACAGCATAAGGACTACAAGCAGATACGGGTGAACCTGAAAGAAGTTTAACTCCTCCAGCTCCGCCTCCACCTCCTTGTTCATCGCCTCCACCACCAGCTCCTCCAGCTACAATTACGGCGTCTACTTGAGATGTACACGCACCTGTAGTGAGAGTTCCTGTTGCTGTAAATACTGATACTTTTCTTATTGCACCGATTTTACCGACTGGGTTGTTAGGTCCGATAATTCCGCCATTAGCCATAGAATTATATTACCTCCCTAATCGACTAGCGTTTCATACGATATGAATAAGTCTAATGCTGAAGAAGCACTAGCTCCGCCTTTTAAAATATCCCCTTCCATAAGATAGATAGGGGTGTCTAAGACTACTAATGAAGATTGGTAAGGAACTGAAATAACTTTTGCTAAATAAACAGCAGAGTCAGCGCCAGTTGTTGCAACGCCAGTTGTTCCTGATCCCATTCCATCTACATATAAATTTAAATTTGCTGCTGCACTTGAATGAACATTAGCACAAACAATTCTGTTAATTTTACAAACATACTCAGCACTTACTGTTAGTAAAGTTGTGGTTAAAGTATTAGATAAATTCCAGCCAGCATTACCGCCTAAGATTGTTGCGACTGAAACTATATTTGGATTTGCCATATTTTAATTCCTTTATCTGTTTTTATCCGAAAATCATTGCCATTGCAATAGCTTTTCCTGTTGATATTCCAGCCTCTGACCATGATAAAGTACCCGAAGCATTAGAGGTCAAAGCATAGCCTGAAGAAGTAGCATCCGCAGCAGGTAAAATCCATGTTACTGCACCAGTAACTGTTGTTGGGGCTTTAAAACCTACCGCCGCTGAATTATCAGCATCATTAAATTTTAGAGCATTATTATTAGATAATGTAATTTCTGAAGATGATGCAAGGACGTCTACGATATCAGGATTAGTACCATCATTAGCCGTAGCATATATAAGTTTAAATCCTTTATCTGTAGTAGACCAAGTTACACTGTCCCCGGAACCTGAAGCATATTTAAATTGAACTGTATAAGCACCACTTGTACTATTTTTAATTAAATACCAATTTTCTACATCAAGAGGTATTGTAACAATTTTAGCTCCTGTAATTGCTTGAGGTGATTCTGCTCCTAAAATAATAACTCTTGTTGCAAGAGTTGCTCCTGTTGATCCATCAGAAACTGATAATGTAGTAGTGTTGGCTCCAGAGCCACCACCATTTAATGTTTGAACTGCATAGCCACCTGCAATCTGTTCTAGAATTTCTAAATTAGTATTAGTCTTTGTTCCCCATGTACCGGCATTCTCGCCAGTTGCCATTTTTTCTACACCTAAAGGTGTGTATGTCGATGCCATAATCTTCTCCTAAGCTGCTTCACCAGTCACATCTGTATAACTGGAATTTGATCCTGTTGCAACATTCGAATATGATGTATTCGAACCCGTTGAAACATTACTATAAGATGTATTTGAGCCCGTGTCAACATCCTGATAATGAATAATTCCAGGGGTTCCTACACTAGCTGTAGCTACCTGACCAGTTAATCCGATGGTCATTTCCGTAGGAGTTATAGACCCCACACTTGCCGTTGCAGAAACTCCAGTTAAACCTATTGCCATCGCTGCTGGCGTAATCGTTCCTACACTTGCTGTTGCTGAAACTCCAGTAACATCAATTAATTCAACAGAAGCAACTGTTAGTGTACCCACGGACATAGTAGCTGAAACGCCCGTTAATCCCATAACATCAGCAGGGGTAATTGTTCCTACACTTGCTGTCATGGCTTGACCTGTTAAACCGATAGTCATGGCCTCTAAAGAAATAGATCCTACTGAAGCAGTAGAACTTAATCCCGATGGTGTTTGAATAGTACTTAAATTAACGTCTGGACTTCCGACTGAAGCCGTTGCAGATAAGCCTGTGAGTGTATAACTAAATTCAAGAGTAAGAGAACCAAGAGATGCAGTAGCAGAAACTCCAGTAGGAGTTTCAATTGCTTCTAATACACTACCCCATCCATTTTCACCCCAATCTAAAGTACCCCAACCAGGGTATTGTACAATCTCTACTGATCCTATAGAAGCAGTAGCTGAAAGTCCTGTAAGGACAGCAGTAGGTGAATCACCATAAGCTTGAGAACCCCATTCAAGACGTCCCCATCCTGATTTAATAGTAGTAGCGTCGTTCCACCCGGCTTGACCCCAGGTTAGTCGCCCCCAGCCTGAAGAAACATCTGGCATAAGGAATCCTTCCTTACGCTATTCTTAGGATAGCGTCCGAAGCGTCAGCTGTTGGAAATTGAATTGTAAAAGTTCCACTTGAAACTGTTTTATCTCCACCAAAAGCAACCGCGCAAACCGAATCAGTTGTACCGGATCCTGTTCCTGTTGTTGTGTTGTAGATTAAAGCAGCATTAGCGGTGAAAGAAGCTGATGTCCAAGAGACATCAGAAAAATCACAATACGCCGTAGTACCACTTGAAGTTGGAGTTACGCTAGTTAATGCTTTTCCCCCAGCTGTGTAAGCTGTACCTGATGTATTTGTAATTTCATTAGAGGAACTATAGTCAGTAGTCCCTGCTCCAAGAGTTGCTGAACTCGTATACAATGCAATTTTAAATGTATCTCCTGTAGAAGCAGTAAAATTATGTTCGCCTTTTAAAAGCTCTACTTTGAATGATGTACAAACTGCTGATGTATTAGCCATAGTTATCTCCTAATTATTGAGGTGGAGACTCGATCGGTATACGAACTGTACCGTCCGTATAATCATCTCTTCGTCTTCTACCTATTTGCATTGCTGCAAATTTCTCTATCTCCTGTTTATACTTGTTTTCGTAAAGTGTCAACATATCCATTGGGCCTTTTAAATACCCATAGGTTTCCGCTAAACAGCAATATAATAGCCCTTGCGGGAAGTTTAAACTAATGTAATTAGTCTCATTCCCAGATTCTAAAGTGGCGGGCATCAGATTATAATGAACCTTGAACATATAAGCTGCATCTGGAACTGGAGCAAACATTAGTCTTCCAGAAAGAGTATCTGATAAACCAGTGGCTCCTCCAAACATAGCATAGTATTTAGGTTTTCCTCTTTTAGCTGTCTCTGTAGATGGAACATATTCTTGTAAAAAAGTTCTGTCTCTTTTTAAAAGCCAAACATTGTCTCCTGTTACTGCTGATGTAGAATCATAAACTTGAACTCCTCTAATAAATAAAGCCCCAGCAGGACAGTTAATAGTCGTTTGACCCGCTACTAAACTTCCCGTTTGAGCTTTTCTATCTGAATCAATCGGAATATCCATCATGATTCTTTGTTGAGCATTTAAAATAAGATTTTCTAAAACAGCTGTAGTAAGAACCGTATCTCCTACTTCTGTGTAGTTTCTAATCATAGTTACTAATGTTGTATAACTAATTCCTGACATTATGCTACAATCTCCTGACAAGCTTTACAGCTTTTTTTGTAACGAGTATGAGTTACGCAATGTTCTGGTTTTGGTTGAGGTTGAGGTTTTACAATCTCAACTTCTTTTTTACCAAACCATTTCTTTAATAAGTTTTTTATATATTTTATCATTAAGGTCTCATATTCACTGGTCCACCAAAAGCAAAAAACCCTCCACCGGTTGCTGTGCTAGACGCATTATTTTTTAAACTAAACGTAAAACTATTACTCACTGTAACGGATCCAGGAGGAGATGCAATAGTTTCAGTTGTTGTTTGTTTTGTAATTTTGTAAGAGCCATATACTTTAGCTCCACTTAAATGGCTTGTTGCAGTAGTACTTAAAGGAGTAACCCCTCCAATAGGAGCCGCTGTTCCTCGAGTTAATCCTGATAAAGTATTTGATGCTGTAGTGTTTGTTGTATAGTAAATTGTTTCACTTATATCATTTCCTTCATCATAATCTATAGTCTCACCTGTAGGCTGAACAAAATTTTCTATAACAATATAACCAGGAGCTGGAAACTGAGAGCTATCTGCTAATACTAAACTCGTAGCACTATCTGTAATATCTCCATTTAAAGTCGTTGATAATTCTAAAGTAGATTTAGCTACTCCTCCAACCGCATTATTTACGTTCGTAAATCGAATATAATCATTAGTAGACCATGGTTGATTTTTACATTTAACAGTAACTGATGCACTGCTTCCAGTTGTGGTAAAAGGGTTATTATCTAAAACCACGGGTGTTGCAAAAGCTTTACGAGAAGGTTTTGCATGAGCCAATCCTTGCGGATCACCGACCACGGGTCGTGGCATAAGCTGTGGCTGTTTAGGTTCATATTCAGAAGTATGTACCCACATGCCAGTCCATTCTTGAACCATTTCCCTATAAGGAAACGCAAGACCAGATCGGTCTGAAATCATTTTTGCATATTTACCTTGTGAATAAGTTGCCATTATGTCATTGCTGGATAATACGTCTTCGGTGTTATGTAAGTACTAGACGCTGATCCATCCTCCGCTAAAGCTCTTGCTAATTCATCTTCGTAATAAAGTTTCATTTCTTGTGCACGTTGAGGAGCAAACTTTTGACTTAAGTAAAAAGCTAATCCTGCAGTCATACAAGGAACAAAACGATAAGGAACTTGAGATGCATTAGTAAATATTCCGGCATCTTCAATTCTTTTAGTATAAAAAATTTTTAATTTGTTAGTAGATCCTGCTGCTGATGCATTTGCAGTTGGATAAATAGTTAATGTAATTTTATCAATGAATCTTTGAACCCAAAAATTAGAAGGGGTGCTTTTTGTTTTTTTGTCTCCATAGCCAGCATAAGTTGATCTATCAATTTTAGTCATGGTAGTATCAGCCTGAGTTCCACCACTACTATTATTATATTGACGAAAAGAACATTGCTCAATATCAGCAAATCCATAAATTGAAGTGTCTGAAGTATTAGTATCATCTACACAAGCAGAACTTGTGCCATCCCCTGTAGAACGATAAAAAGTATATTCGGCTTGACCTTCAACTAATGTAACATTAGTCGTACCAACTTCCCAATAGTGAAGTCCTCTATTGCCCCATTCTTGAAATAAAATATTTAATGATCTACGAGCCGATCGAATCTGATTACCCGAACTCCCTACTAAACCAATACGTTCGTAGGCATCCATGATAATGTCATCGATGGCGTACGTCTTATCAAAAGTAGTCGTACCTGAAGTAGTATTCGCCATGAGCTACCTCTTACGTAAATGCGCCAGTAACTACTAAAAAATCACAGTTAGTTAGATCAGCATACATTCCAGCATCACAATAAATACCATCTCCTGGAATTTTTACAGAAAAATCAGAATTATCTGCAGTTCCCCACTGAGCTTCAAACACTAATTTGCTTGCAGTTTTGGAACTATCAGCTTCATTATAAATTTTGACACTTCCTCCTGCTGCAGTTGCTTGAGCCTGTACTGCCATGATCCTAGCTTTAGTAATAGTAGTGGCAGTCGTGCCAACATATTTTTGCATTTGGCCATCTGCTGTGAGCGCTATAGTTTGTCTTACATTTCCTTTTGCCATATTTTTCCTTTTCTTGTGAGCTCCCGAAGGAGCTCACAAAGTTTTTATTAAGCTATTGTTGCAATTGGTGTAGTAACGGTTTCCGCTTTCCAAGTAGAATTCGTTCCGTCATCAGTCACACAAGTTAACTTAACTCTTCCATTAACAGCAGTACTGTTAGGTAAAGTTAAAGTGTCCCCTGCAATATCGCTTGCTGGATTAGCTGCTGTTCCGCCCATAAGTTGCAGTGCTCCATAAAAATTAGAAACAGCTGAACCGGGTAAAACAAAAGTTACAGTTTTTGAACCACCTACAGCTGTAGTTACAATAAACTCATATGTTGTCCCTACATTAGCTGTACTTAGTGCTGGCATGTTAACTACGATGTCATCAGTTCCATCTATTGTAAATAGAGTTCCTGATTCCGCTCTTGTTAACGTGTCAGTAACTGCAGCTCCAGTGTTGAAAGTTGAGTTATCAACCGATACTCTGAAGTTCGGTCTTACATTGTAAACCGCTTCTTCAGTAATAGCACCAGTGCTAGTATTCTTAGTAATAGTTTTAAAACCATTCTCTGATCGTACTGCACCAGTAAACGTTGTATTTGCCATGATTATAATCCTCCTAGTTTGTGAATCTAGTCTCTAGGCCGTCGAGTATACTCGTCTAGATTCATTAAATAATTGTATACTGATTTAGGTATAGCTCACTTTTATATAGAGTGCAAGAGATACTGTAGGGTGGAATTGATTTCCAGGGTGTAGCGTTTTATTTAAGTGGCTACTGACACTTCAGGCCTTGAAACAGCGATCTTCTGTTTAAGATCTTCCATTCGAGCTTCTTCTAATTTAATTTGAGTAATGATCTCTTTAATTGCGTGATCAATTCTCGTCATCTCGAGAGTATATCTACCCTCTTTAAGATGCTCCTGTTCCCAACTTAACTCCAAGGACTTCTTTTGTTTGTATAGGTCCTCGATCATGATTAACCTCCTCATAGGTTATCCATTTACCAATTTTGTTGGTAAATCCATCAGATTCAAACATTACCTCATTTTTTCCCAATTTGTCAAGGATAGAGTTCTCAATACTTTGAGGAGTATCTTCTGCCATAACATTAAAGTCAGCGTAATACCCATTGTATCGAATTTGAATCCTGAAGTTTTTCATAAGTCTAATTTCTTACTTTATAGTCGAAATGTGGCGACTTTAAGGCCGCCACACTTCTTATAATTAATTACGCACCTTCAACGCCGAAGATACCTCTAGGGTCTGATACTCCAAATGAGTATCTTTCTCTAGCTTTGTATCTAACGTTTCCAGTATCGAAATCGCCTTCCATTGCTGTATTCAATGGAGTTCTAACGAACATTTTCATGCCGTTAGGAACGTCAGTAATAATGTACCAAGAATCAGCATCAGTTAGGTAATTATTCACTCTGTATCCTTGAGGAATCATTCCCATGCTGTTTACTGCATTGATATCATTGTCAGCTGTTCCAGTTCTACCTTGAGATTTCATCAATCTCTCTGCATTAAATTGGTTTTCAGGTGGAACAATCATTTTAACGCCTTTAGCTGCAATTAAAAGTCCACGTTCATCAGTCATTTCTCCAATATCAATTAGAGATTGTTCTAATGAAGTTTCATTTAAGTCAGCTTGCGTTGCTAATGTGTTCGCAAATGAGCCACTTAATGTAGTGTGCGACGTGTTAAACAGAGAAACACCATCACCAGAATCAAAAGTATCCGTTGAAGGAAGACCGTTGATTAATGGGGAAGCTGCTTTAACTTGTTTAGCGTTCGCCATGGATCTCGCTAAAGCTTTTGTATATCTAGAAGCAAGTCTGTCGTAGAGGTTATCTTCGATAGCTTCTTCAGTGATAGCAAATGCTAGAGCTACTGTCTCATGAGTGTAACGAGCTGTGAAGGTTTCTTGTGCATCATCAAATGCGATGCCTTGACCTTCGCCTTTTACTTGTGCGTTTCCGAATCCTGATAACATAACTTCCTCTTCGAAAGCTCTGTCAGAAGATTCTACGTTGTAGATTTCAGCGTGTTGGTTTTCGTATCGCTTGTACTCCAGTCCGAATAAGGCATTCAAACCTGGTTCAAGCTCTTTAACTAACTGCGCTCGTGATATTGCCATGTTTTATTCTCCTTATACTCCTGTTGCCACAAATTGATTACCCAATTGACTCATTACAACAACGACATCACAACCAGCTGCAGCTACATCTTCCTGATCTGGAACTTCTCCAGAACGGACAATAGTCCACAGATAGCCATTGTTTGTTGTTGTTGAATAATTCAGAGTAGCTTGAGACTGACCTTCATAGCCAGAAGAACCATTATTTATGTTCATTCTTACTACGTAACAGTCAGACACGAACGTAGCAACGTTTGTGAACGTTGCATCCGATCTTACCATATACTCTTGAAACGGGTTATCATTAACGAATACGACTCCATCGCTGTTACCTGTATTTGGGTTAGTTGCGAATGTCTGACTTGCAGCTACTGAATTAGCCCACGTAGGCTTTTTGCTAGTTCCATCGATGTAAAATACACCGTTGGAAACTCCAGCACAAAGATACGGAGTTAAAGCATCAGCATCCCAGCCAGCTCCACCAGTTTTTCCATCATCCATAGTAGCGGGTGCTAAACTTTGAAAGTAGCCATCGTCGCCATCTGTATGTTGAGGTCCAACTGGTTCGTTCTTAAGAATTCGCACGCCTAAACCAGACAAGATAGGGTACTTAGATTGCCCTTGAGTCGAAGGTGTACTACCTAACGTTTCAATTGCTTTAAGACCATATCCTGTTGTTGATAGGTTTGCCATAGTTGTCGTCTCCTAAATGTTCATAGTTTTACCTATGAACGGTTAATTTATTCGATAGTAGGGAATTGGTTGTTATCCCGAGAAAATTAACTTTTCTTTGTACCACCGAAGGTTACACGAGATTGTCGATCAATATTGATCGGCATACTCTTATGCTGCTCCCTCATTAGATCGTTGTCTACTGCTTCGTTCATACCTTCCGTACGTCTTTTAATGTACGCGGTACGAGCTTCTGCGATCTCATCGGGTACCTTTGCAAGCAAAAGGCCACCAACCCCAATTACCCCCTTGTATTTTCCAGTTTCTAACACTGGGTAATCAGAAGAGTTCTCGACTTCTTCGGCTC